ACGACAAGCAAAGTTCTATAAAGAAAGTGGGCAGTTATATTTTAGAGTTGGGGTCAATCCTGCTAAAGACCATTTAGCTATGATACTAAACAATATGGACCCAGGGGAAAACTATCTGCATTTACCTGTGGCATATCCTAAGCGTGTAGAGCAGGAACGATATTTGGATCGTGAAACTTTATATCAACTTACTGGTGAAAAGAAAGTATATGAATTTAAGGGACCAAGGCGTATTGGTAGTTGGAAAGCTACGCGAGATAGAGTGGAAGCACTGGATTGTTTTGTCTATGCGTATGCAGCATTGATGGCACTTGGACCTGATGTGTTTAGTAAGTTAGATGATTTGGCAAAGAAAGTTGCAGCATTGACCCCTGAGCCAGATGATGTTATATTAGAACAGCAGCAAACGCCACAACAACAAGTGCCGCAATTTAAGCCTGGATTGCGACTGCATAATGCTAAAAATACTGGCTTCTCAATATTCAGGAGATAATGGTTATGTTAAACAAATATAAGATAGTAGATAATATATTAATAGTATATAATAGAAAGGATAGTCGTGAGATATTATTTGACGCAGAAGATTTTGACTTTGTAAATCAATATACTTGGTGTATATGTAATGATAAAAATAAAGATTATGAATGGGTAGGAACAAATGTCAAACAAGCATCAGGTAAATACATCTCAAAAAGTGCTCATCGTTTGTTGATGAATGAACCAATAGATAAGTTAATAGACCATTATAACGGCAACACATTAGATAATCGTAAATCAAATCTTCGTATTGCCAATAGCAACATCAATAATCAAAATAGATTGGATGCAAAAGGATATTATAAAGTAAAGAATAAATGGAAAGCACAAATAGCAGTAGATAAGAAAAAGATATATTTGGGTAGATATAATACAGAAGCAGAAGCCAGAACAGCATATCTAAAAGCAAAGGCCATCTATCATCCAACCGCACCACTACATTTATACGAATAAAATAAGTTCTAAACAATAAAATTAGTTGTTTTTGAGATTTTTTTGAGTATTTATAGTATAGAACCTTTGGGGAAACTATGATTAAAGATTTTATTGCTGGTGATACAGTTAGATTTACACAGCACTATACTGATTACCCAAGTAGTGATTATACATCAGTATTATATTTTAATGGACCCACTAACCTTGCAGTGAGTGGGGCAATCTCAACACCATCTACTGACCCAAACTATGTGCAGGATGGTTTTTTATATACCGTAACAGCAACGCAAGGACAATACCTAAAAGCTGGAGTGTATGACTACGCTATTCGTATGAATAGTGCAAGTATGGCATTCACAGTAGAAAAAGGCGTTATAAATGTCCAAGCAAACTACGCAGTCCAAGCAAGTAAGGAAGCACTTTGCACACGCATGATTGAGTTGATTGAGAAGGCATTAGTCAATCAGTTGTCGGCAGGAGAAGCAGCAGAAAGTATTTCTATCGCAGGTCGTTCTATCAGTATGATGAACCGCAAAGACCTTCTAACAGAAAGAGCATTCTGGGATAGTGAAAGACGAGCACTTGTAAATGCCCGATTGGGTAGAACAGGTATAAAGCAAATTGAGGTATTAATCTAATGGCTAACCGATTTACTGATTTCCTTTTCGGTCAAAACAAGAAAGAGGAAAAGAAAAGAGTTGTATTACAGAAGCCAGGCGCTCGTTTAGAGAAGGCCCGTGTTCCAGCCCCATCGGTTGAGTTCTCATTTAGTCGTGGCATGTTTGCATCGGCTAACCAAGACCTTTTATTACATTTAGAAAGAACCCGTGATTTATCTCGCTATTTAACAAAGATTGACCCATACCTCCAACGATATATGGAGGTTATTTCTGTATTCGTAGTTGGTCAAGAAGGATTAAAGTTAGAACCAGTTATTACCAGTCCTAATGGAAAGTTAGCAGAACGAGTTAATAACAATATAAGAAAGGCATGGATGGATTGGTGCCGCGAAGCAACATACGATACAACACTTACCTTTGCAGAAGCAGAACAAATGGTCATCCGCACGATTGCTCGTGATGGTGAAGCATTAGTTCGCATGGTGACTGGTAAAGGGGTAAATAAATACGGATTTGCTTTACAGATACTTGACCCAACTTTATTAGATGTTAATTACAATACAGTATTGGGTCAGCAAGGTGAAGGTGATAGAGTTATTATAATGGGTATTGAGTTTGATCGTCGTGGTCGTCCAATCGCATACCATGTATGGAACAGATTACCAAGCGACATCACACAAATCCCAAGAGTAAGAGAACGCATACCAGCAGAAGAAATATTACACATCTTTGATAATGATATTCCTGGTGCAGTCCGTTCTCTTCCATGGACTACTGCTGTATTAAATACTGTTTCCAGATTAAACCAATATTTGGAAGCTCATTTACAAGCATGTTCCATCGCTGCGACAACACCACTTGTAATGACCAATACTGAACCAGACCCAGTTGGGGTGGATGATGTTTCAGTATCTAATGCAGTAGTTCCTCAATATCGTGCACCAGAAATTAATTTGGCATATAGTCAAATATTAGAACTGGATCACGGAAAGAACTTACAAGCATTAAACCTACAATTCCCAAGTCAAGCATTCCAGCAAACTACTGATGCATACTTAAAGAGTATTGCTTCTGGATTGTTTATCTCATATGCAACCTTGACCGCAGACCCAAGCCAAGGTAATAGTGCAAATGTTCGTTTCAGTTCTATCGTAGAAAGAGAACATTTCCAACAAATCCAAAGATGGCTTATTAAATGTTTTCATATGAAGGTTTATAAGAAATGGATAGAACACGCATTGTTACATGGTGGAGTTGTTCTTCCTTCGATGGATGCAGCAAACTATTATGAGGTTGCATTCCGTGGCACCCGCCACTCAACAATAGACCCATCAAAAGATATGAAAGACCCAAAAGCAGTTGATACAGCAAACGCAGCAGCCGCAGGAATTGTCCAAACGGCAAATGACGCCGAAGAATACGCCGCAGCCCAAGCCCAAGACCTCGCGGAAGAAGAAGCCGACTAACACAAACGAATAGGTTATATGTTAAACAAATACAAAATTGTTGGTGATACTTTAATAGTTTATAATAGAAAAGACAACAAAGAAATGTTCTTTGATGCAGAGGACTTTGACTTTGTTAAAAACCATACTTGGCGAATAGATGATGGATATGCCAAGACATCTAAAAACAATAATGGAAAAATAACAAATACATACGCTCATAGAATGTTGATGAACCCATCAGCCGATAAAGAGGTTGACCATGAGGACAACAATAGAGCTAATAATAGAAAGTCAAATTTAATAGTTAAAACACCTGCTCAAAATAGACACAATAATCCAACTGAAAAGGGATACAATTGGCATAAGCGGTCAAGAAAATGGAGAGCACAAATATATCTACAAAAGAAATATATTTACTTAGGTCTATATAATACGGAACAGGAAGCAAGAGCAGCCTACTTGGAAGCAAAACGCAAACATCACCCCTCAGCTCCACATCATTTGTATTTTTGACTTTTTAACAACTATATATTAGTATGGATATAAAGACATTATTAAACAACAGATCCACAAGAACATTAGAAATCACTAATCCTACTGAAACAGATGCAGGCTTGGTGATTGAGCTTGCCGCATCAAGTGATGTTCCATATCGCCGTCAGTTTGGATATGAGACATTATTACACACAAAGGAAGCTGTGGATTACGATCGTGTAGCAGCAGGAGCAGTTCCTTTACTTTACAATCACAAGAACGACGAATATATTGGTATCGTAGAAAAGGTATGGTTAGTTCCAGGCCAACTCCGTGCTGTTGTTCGTTTAAGTAAAAATAGTGATTTAGCCCGTCAAATATCAGCTGATATTAAAGATGGTATATTAAAAAGTATTTCTATTGGCTATGAAATCAACGAGATGCGAGAAGCAGAAGCTATCAACGATATTAAACGCGATTTTGGCGCCGTCATGGAAATGGTGAATACTTTGAGTGAAGAAGAAAAACTAACTCTTCTCCAAAGTTTAGCCGATGACTTAGAAGAGGTAGCCGAAGATGTAATGATGGAAGAAAAAGCAGAGCATGAAGAAATGCCTGCTGAAGAAATGCCAAAGGAAGAAATGGATAAAGAAGGCATGTATATGCCAGCATCCATGGAAACCGCAGAAGGTGAAGCAACAGACGAAGAAGAAAAGGTTATTATGAAATCGGCTCCAAAAGCCAAATCACGCTCAAACACAGGAGACAACATGAGCAATCAACCTGGCTCTACAAACGGAGCCGACAACACAGTTCGTTTAGCTGAATTAGCAGCTAAGTACGAAAGAACTGCTGACCTCGCAACCTGGATTAAGGAAGGTCGTACAGCAGAATCAGTAGCATTAGAAATCCTCGAAACCAAGTCAAACACAGACAAGGTATCAGCACCAGCAATTCACGTTAAAAAGAACGAAACACCAGAATTCGCAACCGCAGTAACTTCATGGTTACGTGGCGACAACAGCGAACTTGCAGAACGTGGTGTTGACCAAGCACGTGCAGCAGGACGTGCAATCAGTAACGGAACACTTTACCTTCCAACCAACGTTCCTATGATTAAGTCACGCGTAACACGCGATGGAACAGCATACGGCAACACAGGTGCAAACTTGACTGGTAAAGTATTCTTAACATTCGAAGAATCACTTCGTGAAGGTGCATTACTCTCACGTATCGGTGGTCAAATCGTTTCATTAAATGACGTATCCAGTATGCCATTCTACTCAACACCAACCGTAGCTGCAACATTTGCAGAAACTGGTTCAATCAGCGACAGCGAAGTAGTAGTAGGATTAAAGAACTGGAGTCCAAAGCGTATCGGCGCACGTTACCTCTTCAGTAACTTGCTCGGTAAATTGAACGGAACCTATGATTTCGAAAGTGAATTATATAATGACCTTCTAGCGGAATCAGTCCGTATCTTCGATAGTCAATCATTCTCAGGTGCAGGCGGAACTGGTATGACTGGTATCTCACAAGATTCTAACATCACCGCATTAAACCTTTCTGGTTCGATGGCATTAGCATCAGCAAGTGCAATGATTGCACAAGTTGCTAAGAACAACGCAAACGTTGATAACTCAGTATTCGTTGTAGACCACGATGTATACTCACAAATGTTCTCAACCCAAGCATTTGGTGCTGGTTCAGGCATGAGTATCCTTGATATCGTTCAAGCAGGTAACCGTGTATTCCGTACTGGATACCTAAGTCGTCCAGCTGCTGGAAAGGCAGTTTCCTTGTTCGGTGATTT